AGACTTGATTCTCTGAAAGCCCGACTCCAGAGCAAAGGCACTAAATCGGCCAAACGACATCTTAAGAAGCTGTCTGGCAGGACTGCCAGGTTCTCTAGAGATGTCAACCATTGCATTTCCAAGATTATAGTTGCGAAGGCCAAAGACACTTTGAGATCTATTGCCATGGAAGATCTTCAAGGCATCAGAGACAAAGTTACGGTTAAGGCACTGCGTCGCAGCTTGCATACTTGGAATTTTGGGTTGCTTAGGACGTTTGTTGAATACAAAGCTAAGGTTGCGGGTGTTCCTGTGGTCTTTGTAGATCCCAGAAACACATCCAGGACTTGCCCTTCTTGCAGCCATGTGGCTAAGGCTAATCGGCCTACCAGAGATGAATTTCGATGTGTGTCTTGCGGCTTCGCAGGTGCCGCAGACCACATCGCTGCGATTAATATCGCTTTTAGGGCCGCAGTCAACCGGCCTATTGTAGCGGGGAAGCATCTTAACCTCAGTTACAAGCCCAGGTGCTTTAGCCCTGGGTAGTTGACGAATGCCTCAAAAAGAATTTATTTGGTATGGCCGAGCGATGGGTTGGGTTGAGAAGGTTAGGACGGTGCTTGTGGTCTTGGGTGCAAACGTGAGCATCACGGCATCACCCTCATCCGGGCTACGTCCCAGGCGGTGTTTGGTTTCTTCTTTGGCCTCGATCTGAATCCAGCCTTTGCGAAAGTCATATTTCGGTGCTGCTAAGTCGCCCAACAGGCTATCGCCCGGTGGTAAGGCAAGAGGGTCTTTCGTTTTTGGGTCTAATGCTTCTCTCAGAGTCCACCAGAGCTCTGCCCTGAGGTTTTGGTATTTGCGGTTGCCATCGCTATCCAGCACGTCTGATGAGGTGGCCACGTTGACCGGCACGACCGTGATATCATGATAAACAGGATCTTTCAGGGCGTCTTCTACTGCAGCACCAAGACCAATGATATCAACGTTCACCCTGGATGCTTTGAGACGGCGGTAACGGACAGCGATCTCGCCCGCGAGCAGAGGTCCGTCCATGTTGCTGAATGTTTCAACTGATAATATTTTTGAACCTTGCCGGACGGCTATGGCGGATAGATCCATACCACCACGCGCAACATCCACACCAAGAACGATCGGCTCCTTTCTGTCCGGCACCACATCCGGCCAGCGGTCTTGCGCCTGCTCAATCCAGCCAAGCGGGATTACGTTGTACTCTCCCTGCTCAGGAAACTCGCCCTCGACCCTGGCGAACCAGGCCGGGTGTGATGTGCCCCACTCCAAGAATGCGTCATGTGCCCACTTGGGGGTAATAAGCCATGGGTAAGGCCAATCGAAGTCGCCATTATCCTTCCGGGGAACTTTTGCCTCCCACGTGTTATTTATGATATCTTCTCTGGTGATGCCCAGCTCTTTGAAGTTCGGGGTGTCCCAGGCGGCGGTCTTGCCTGTTTTCCAGCCCTCGGTTCGAAATGCCCGGTAGAACTGGCCGCCAATATCCGTTGGGTTGCCTATTAGGATTAGGCGACAGTGGGCAGAGGTCAGGACACCCATTATGGCTTCAAATATTTCTTCGGCAACGCCAGCCGCTTCATCGACCACCACCAGAAGATGTTCAGAATGATAACCCTGGAACCTATTGCTATCGTTCGTGGATAGACCGATAGCGACCCATTCTTTGCCGTCTATCGCGAGTTGGGTGGCAGACGGCGACAAATGACCACCAAGATCAAACGCCGAATTGTAATAACAAGACCGTATTTCTTTCCATAACAGGTCTTCGACCTGCCGCCAAGTCGGCGCCGTGGTGATAACTATCGAATAGGGGAAACTGAACAACCACCACAGGACCAATCGCGCGCAAACGTAAGTTTTGCCGATGCCATGCGAGCTGCGCCACGCGACTTTTGGATGATCGCGGACCGCTGTGAGAATCTGCTCCTGGTGATCCCAGAGGGTTGAGCCGAATATGTCTCGGACGACCGCGACGGCATCCGTCTGCATCAGCTCAAGCGTCTTCAGATCGGCGTTTTGTTTTCTCTTTTTTGGCGGCATTTTTAACGAACTCTGCCAATGTTGATATGACCAGCGGCTTCTCCGCGTCTCCCTGCACCATCACCCTGTCAGACTGGTGCAAAATCTGTTTGCCCAGCCAGATGAGCATTCCAGTGCTGCCGGGGATGAACTGGTGCCGGACGTTCTCGCTGTCACAATAGGCGCACCGGGGCAGGAATTCGCCCGCATGCTCCGTAATCTTTCCGCAGTCTTTGCAGATAGTGAAATACCGGTCCATCGCGTTGCGGACCTGCTCCCGCCGCAACGACACTTTCGCGGTGACATAGTTTCGGTCCAGAACTTTCTTGAGTTCAGGATCGGAATTCACCCGTCGCGAGAAACCGGCCTCGGAATAGTCGAGCGCCGTGGCAATCTCGTATTGAGTGCAATTCGCTTTGCATAGAGCCGCGACCAGCTTGAGGTCGATTGGTTTGCGTTCGCCGTTTTTGACTCCTTTCGGGCGACCGGGTTTGAGTTTTTTTGGCATCTGATCACAACTTTTAAATATCAATGGTACTAAAGGACTACTATGTCAAATCCAAAGAGAGTATGCCTGACCATGCCGGAAGATCTGCAGGCTAGGGTTCGTAAGTACATGGGGGATAATAACCGCCGTCCTATGGAGTGGTCATTGGTTATCTGCGAAATGGTGGACAAAAAACTAAAAGAAAAAGGATATTGAAGGGAGAGGGGGAAGGCAATTATGCGACTGCTTGATAGAGGGGCTTTGGAGCTGATAGAATGACCAACTGTTCATGAAAACCTCGGGGTGCGGGGGCAGCGGATACTCGCGACTTCAGTCGTGAGAGGAGCGTGCCCCGCTGTTGATTTCTTGTACCAATACCTATATATTCTCGCAAATCAATCACTCCTTACTCAAGAGCATACATCAAGCTCCGTCTATCCACCTCGCGAGAGGTTCAGGCACTCCGATATACCGGAGAAATACGGCTTCAAGCGATAGGCGTTCTGAGTGCAAAATGCTTCGGAGGGCATGGTAGGAGCAATCCTTGGCCTGAGTGTGTGGCATGTGACGGCACTTTCCGGGGTAGGTCGCCAGGACTGTCCTTGCAAAAGGCGTCCTGTGAGGATACGCCAATCCAAAGTCAACCGGCCAAATGTAGCGGGGGAACATCTTACCTCAGTTACAAGCCCGCCAATTTATTGGTGGGTAGTTGACAGCATAGCGGAACGACTTTGTATTGTGCTTGCCGTTTCTGATTCCAATAAAAAGTTGGCTAGGGGTGTGCTGCCATCAAGGGTCTCTCTCATGCATATCATGGAGTAATCCAATTTCATCTCTATAATCAAGATAGCACTGACCCACCTGATTGCCATTGGTATCGCGAAGATATAACTCAACGCTATCATGAGATTCCATATCAGTTATGGCCTTTTGCAGGATGCGTATAATTTCTGCCTGGCAATCATCGCGATTGCCCCCAAAGGCTGCATTATCGCATTCAATTTCAAGATGGAATGTGGTCATCTCAGACCACCTCCAAAAAGCCCTGCTCTTTCAGGTTTTGCGCCCATTGGCCTGCGAAAGTCGCCTGTTGCCTCTGCAGGGACTTCCAATATCTCTCTATTCCCATTCCATCAGGAGCGAACTCTACAGAGTACTGCTCTATGCCTACGTAGTCGTTCCTGTAATAGTAGGGGTAATACTGCCCATCAAGAGCCTTGATGAAGATCATTTCAGGGTCTCTCATCAGGTCGCCATTCTGCTCTCCATAATGGCAGAAAGAGATCTGCAGCCCCTCATCTAGCCCATAGGTATCTATTACCTCTATAGAGAGGGGCATATAGGGCTCATTCTCTATCTTCTTGTGGTCGCCTATCTGTTCCATGCCCACAGTCAGGGCATCGAATACCTTCTTAGCCTTCTGGTTAATCGCTCGCATAGTACTATAGTACTACTTATCACTATATATACCTTTTGGTACGCTCGTACTTTCGCGATCAGTCTTTATATACTCGCGCAAGATTCGCGCGTGATGTGGTGGAGTATATATACTCATATCGCGAAAGTACTATCGTACCAATAAGCTTATATAGTACTGGCGTACTATAGTGTACTATGGCAAAAATCTCAGATGCGAAATACAGGGAACTACTCAACACCTGGCGCAAGGATCAGGTTCGACGACTGGCAGCTATTGGGGACGAGTCGCCACACCTACGAAGTGCACGAGTCTCGTTCCAAAAGTCGATAGCTCAGATAGATGCTATATTGGAGATGATGTAAGATGGTAAAGGCGATTAGGGATATTATAATGCGCGAGGAATATGATTATGAGTACAGGCAGATCCTGAGAGATTCTCAGGTATATGTGACAGAGGAGGTACTATTCAGGGAATTGCTAGATCGTGGCATTCCTTTTGTGGTGACTGAAGATACTATCAGGATAGGGATGGATTAGGCATGGACATAAAAACACACACTGCGAAGCATGACAGCTTTGGCAGGCTCCCCAGGGCTCAGCGAGAGCCAGCGAGCGAGAGAAATGCGCGCCTGAATGAGGAAAACCACGCGAGGGGATTGTAAATGCACGTCCCTGACATCGAATCCATGAAGCTCGAAGAGTTGGAGGCCCTAGAAGCCTCCATAAATGCAGAGATCCAGAGCAGATACTACGAGAGTGGCACCTTCTCAGGCCATGCCTATCTAGCGATGATTAGAGGCCATTCTTTAGGGGTGGTCTGATGACTCCCATAAAAATCATGGCTCGCAGGTTTGGCACTTCGCTTTATGGAGAAGCAAAGCCTGTCAAGCTTTGGGGTGAATACCTAGTTTGCGAATTGAAGGGTAAAAACTTCCTGCCAGGCGAAGAGCGCACTATCTACGTGCATAATGAGATACTTCGTGAGGCTGAAGAAATGGGCTTCGATAGGTTGTGGGTTGCATGAATCCCACTTTCGCCCAGCCAGGCCATGATGAGTTTGCGCGCCTCCCTCGCGCTCAGAGAGAGGCAGCATACCAGGCTGTCAGGGCTCGCGTTGGGCCTACAGGGCTCGTTCGCGTGGAAGAAATGCTATATGTAGCCAGGGAGATGAGCTGAAATGGATCTCTCATCTCTTCCTAGAGCCCTGTTGGAAGGGCTGCTGATGGAGATCGAGGCAGAGCTTTTCGCACGCGATGAGGAAAAGCTATCTGATCAGGCACTCATAGAGATATTGGCTTAGGGGCCATGGTGTATGAGGGGTTCGACTCCCCTAACTCCTCACCATCTACTATAAATACCAGAAATACGTCATATTCCTGCCATGAAAGACACTATGCAATTGAAAATCTGGAAGGACGACAGAGAGCGTTTTTTGGCGTTTGGTCGCGCTGGAGAGAACTTCGCAGACATATTCTCGCGAATTTTGAGCATGGCAGAAAAATATAAAAATGGAGGCATGGAGTAAATAGAGTATTCACCGTAAACCTTAAATACTCAGAATACCTATATGGTATTGTGAGGTGCAAGAAAATGAGGGAAGCTGAAGAGGTTCAAAAGATCGTCGCTGAGATGAAGACCAAATATGGCAAGAAATATAATAAACTCGCGAAGAAATGCGTCGATCTGCCAGGATCGAAAGCATATGCGACCTACATGGATGCTATGCCTGCTGGGGAGAATGAGCGCAACTGGGCCCTCTTTATGATGGGCACAATGGATGAGATGATCTAGATGGATATCAGAACTCATACTGCGAAGCATGACAGCTTTGCCAGGCTCCCCAGGAGCCAACGAGAGCTCGCGTATCGCAGGGCTCGCGCGCAGAAGCCACAGGGCATGATATGCATAGATGAGCTGATTGCAGCCCACCAGAGCATGATAGGAGGGATCTGAGATGCCACCCAGCATTGCAACCATGAAGAAATGGGGATGGACTGATGAGAAGATAAACAAAATACTGGATGAGGAGAGACTTCAAGAGCTGCAAATTGAACAGTATCTAAAGACTCATCCCAATGCTAAGATGCTTGATATACTGGAGATGCTATAAATGCATATAATTGCTTTCGTAGGGGAAACATGCATCTATGATGGAAAGATCGCGAAGCAATTCGTCGAATCTTATATTAATAACTGGAATAAAACCTTTGAAGGTCAAAGGCTTACAGTCTTCAAGAACAAGACTCTTGGAAAACTAATCTATTGCAACGACAGAGACAAGGCATGGTATTGCCCACATATCAGATTGAACGTTTAGGCAACCTGGAAAACTGAAGGGTTCGACTCCCTTCACCCCCATATGAATCGCAGCGTTGCGATTCTAAGGAGATGAATTAAAATGAAAATTGTAGTCGAAGGTCGTAAGTTCGATACCAGCAAAGCGAAGAAGCATTACAAGCTCGCGTATTGGGATCAGCATAATTGGCATACAGGCCATCTATGGATCTCCTCGAAAGGAGCTTTCTACATGGAAGAGCCAACCCAATGGAGCAACTATGCAGGCAACTACCACCTCACCACGCCTGAGGACATCTTGGAGAACTACAGGCAGTATCTGGAGGACAGCGAAATTGAGGAAATTTCACAATATATCGAAGGGTGGGAATGATGGAAGAGATCGATATCAGTCTGAAATATCCCAGAGGCGCGATCAAATCAGCTCGCGTGCTCTTCGATTTTGCTGAAGATCTGGAAGAGGCTGGAGAGAATGGATTCAGGGCATGGATCTACATGGGAAAGGCTCCTGCGATCTATGCAGAGTATCAGACTGCCTCAAAAGGCTCCAGAGATATCAAGAGCTTCTTCGAGTTTGGAGATATTCAGGGCGATCAGGATGTAGGCCCTCGCTACCAAGAGAATGGGGAAATATCCCATCGCAGCGAGATCGAGAGCCTGCCAGACTGGCAGGCATGGCTGGAAGAATATGTATCTGGCATAGATCCTCTGGATGCCTTTAGATTCTATCGAGAATCTGTAGGGCCATTTTAATTATTTTTCTGAATTATAAATGAGGAGATGATAAATCGTGATATGCGAAGCCCATATGCGCGACGTTCTTGCGGCCCATGAGATTGATACAGCCTTCATCGATCATTCTTTATCATATCATGAGAACTGTACTAATTTATATAATCAGTTTGGGGTTAGGTTTAGGCAGAGAGATTATAACAAGGAATATAGGAAATATCAAGATATGGCAGAGAATATCGAGGTGTTGAAGCCATCGAGCTTGGTTTTGCCCTTTGATCCCATAAAAAGGGCGAAGGATATCGAATCAATTGTGATGCGAGGAGATAAGCGATCCTACTATCGAGTCAGGTTCGCGGAAAGGTTTGACTGTCCTGTTACTGTCGATTCTGTTGGATGCTGTCTCTCGTGCGCATATTGCTGGAATGGCATCAGAAATGAGCAAATGAAATTGGGGAAGTTCTATTCTCCTGCAGAGATCGCAGGGAAAGCAATCGAATTGGCGGTACAACACAAAAGATGGGATGTTCGGGTATCGGGGTGTGAAGCCATATTAGGCGAAGCTTCCACGAGGCACTTTTCTGCATTCATCCAAGCATTGAAAGATGCTAAGAAAGAAAGAGGCAAGAAAAAGCTTAACGTGCTCCTAGAAACCAATGGAATTATGCTAGGGTATGATAAGCACTTGGTGGAATTGCTGGTAGAACACCAAGATTGCCTATATGTGAGAGTGGCCATCAAAGGCACAGATCCCAATATGTTTGAGAAGTTGTCGGGGGCCAAAAAATCGGCTCTGAAATATCAGGTTAGAGCACTCGATTATTGTTATGATTTGGGCATATCGAATTGGCCAGCTATCATGTCCACATTTATGGATGTGCAAGATGCGGAGAAGTTGACTCATTGTGTGGCAGAAGACATTGATCAGGAGAAATTGAAGTTTTATCCCATCACCAAGAAGTCCCTAATTGAAAGGGGCTGCTGGGATATGAGAAAAACGCCAGGGCGGTGATGCCCTGGAATATTTTTTATCTACATACCATACATACCTCTGCTCTCAAGGTACTGTGCGGTTCTCCTAGCAGTCTTGCCTCGGAATTCCTTTCCCTTGAATGCGCCTTTTCCAGTTCTTCCCACGATTTTTCACCTCCTGTTTGGTAAATTACAAATCCTGGTATTGACCAGGAGAGACTTTTATATCCAGACCATCCAGACCAGCGAGTGATGGGTCACCTGTCACGGCCATACGTTCCGGTATCCAGTGCCACCCCTTTGATTGTGCGGTCTCCCGTATCTGTTTTCCACCGCCGTAAACGATGAATATAATGTCGGATTCGTCGCAGCCCGCGTGATCGCAGGCGGTCTGCCAGTCCCCCATCACAAACTCCAACTCACCGGACCCGCGTGTGGCGTAGGCTTTCCAACCTTCTGGTACACCTATTAGGTTCATTTTACGGAACCGGGGGTGGACGTTGAGGTCCACTATGACATTAAAGCCCTTGGATTGCCAGAATCGAGATACCCAACGTTTGAAGAATATATCTCCTATTGCTAGAGCTGGTGGTGGTAAGAACTCTGATGTGGAGAAGTTGAGTTCTACCAGGTCGGTCGGCATGGACCGGAGGGCGGGAGTCGGGTCGGAAGCAATGCGATCGAATTTGGGATCGTCCACATAAAAGTGCCAGGTGCCATTCATGACCTTCTTGTAGCTGATCTCGCCCCACTTGACGAACGGTAGATGAACACCGGACGATTGGAATCTAAGATCTAGGTCGGGTATGCCCCAGTCGTTTGAACTTGAGAAGTCCACACTGAGATCTTCGGGTTCTTCGGCGGTCTCGGCTTCCCGCGTCTGTTGGATGGTTTGGTGGGGCTGCAGATCTGCATTGGTGACCGGCCTGCCGCCGAGTTCTTGTGATGGTTGAGCGAATGGCAGCGGTCCGCCCAGGTCCAGATCGTAATTTGCCACCTCGACCGCATCTTCTGAAGAAAGGATCTTATCGAACTGAGAAAAATACATCCATTCAATATTCTCCTGGTCGTTCGCCAACTCTCTCAGGTCGGATAACAGAACATCGTCATCCCATTTGTTAGACAACTGGTTGATACGATTGTCTGCAATTCGGAACTTCTTGAACTTGATCTTGTCGAGATCCAAGATGCGGAACACCGGCAGCTCGTCCATACCACGCCGGGCAGATGCCATTATTCTGCCAACGCCTGCGCCGATCTCGGTCGCGTCTTTGTTGATGTAGACTGCGCTTTTGAATCCCAGATCGTCTATGGATGAAACTAGGGCATCGATGTCTTTATTGAAGTGCTTCTTAGGGTTCTTGGTTTTCTTGACGAGTTCCTGTAGGTCTGATACCTTCCAGAACTCCAAACGCATCCCGTAAGCAGCAAGCTTTTGATTCAGGTCCGGTTCCATTTTACACTCTCTCCAAAAATGTTGCTCCCGTCTGCATGGCCGTCTTGGTTCCCGCCCATGTGCATCCTTCTGCAATTATGGTGCTCTGCACTGGTGCTAGGTCCGTGGTACAGAAGCATCCCCCCGGGGCCGTGATCTTGCAGTCTCGGGCCTCTACGTAGGACCGGCCTATCGCGTGAATGCCGAAATAGCCTTCCAGTATGCAGTCTTCGAATAGGACTTTTGAGCCCTCGATGATGTACGTTGCCCCGCCCGTGGAGTCCTCCCTGGTCTTGCTGCTCACCAGAACGGAGTACTTCACCGTGCCGGTCCCATCCCGGATCATCAGGCCATAGGAGCCGGTGATATTGGTGCAGTTCATGAATAGATCGCTTATGGTGAAATCGTTGACCTGCCAAACGGTCACCTGGCTGTCGGTGGAACAGAAATCGATGCTAACGTTATCGGGGCTTCTTGTCTGCCAGTCGTCGTTTCCATAGAGGACAAAGCCTTCTCTGCACCGCCAGGCCCCGCAATACATTATCGTGCTGTTGTGGCAGGTATCAAGTATGATGCCTTCAGCGCCGCAGTTCTGGGCTACCACCTGGGAGACTATCTCGTTGGTGCCGCTATCTCCGGCCCCGTTATTTCCCAGGTAGATGCCAGATCCCCAAGAGTTCTTCAGGTTGAGCTGGTAGTATAGGCCGTTCTTCCGCTCGGACCCCACCAGGATCAGGCCTTCGCCGTCGTGCGGCTGGCCGTCTATCTGGGCGGCTCGATTGCCGTCCAGGGTGAGGTGCTGGATGGTGAAACTCTCGTATCCGGGATCATAGCCTCTGGTGCCTCTGATGAGCATCATGGCAACGTGCCTTGAAGGGCTACGTTGACCTGGGAGCAGTTGGAGGACGGTCTCGCCCATCCCATCCCCGGTAATGTACATGTCCTTGTCTAGGATCTGGATGGCACTGTAGAAGATGTTAGAGCCGTCCGGATTAAGTGCGAATGAATAAGGAGCTGATAAGTTGTAGTGGCCCGCTCCAATGTGCAGGCTACCGCCGTCTGGAGTCGCATTTATGGCCGCCTTGAACAGGTCTGCTGCATCCGATGAAATGGGCAATGCTGCTATGGGGTCTCCGGCGGCTTCTGTGATAATGAAATTGTCCTTCTGGTAGATCCGGACATCGTAGGAGCTTTCTGGCTCCGGTGCTGGTTCGGCTTCTGGCTCGGGGTCGAGTTCAGCCTCCGGTTCCAGCTCGATCGCCACAGGGGATACGCCTATCTCAGGCTCAAATTCGGGAAACGTGATATTAAGATGGGAGATGTTGACCGTCTGCAGCTCGGGCATCACGATCTGGGGAGGCTGGATGTCCGAGAAGCTGAATGGAGTGCGATAGACGCCCCCAGAGCTGCCGATGAGCAAGGCTAAGAGGAGTAATCCAAATATGAGTCTCAAGAAAATCCCCGGTGAAAAACTAGAGTGGCGATTGTCGCAGAGCTTCCGCGACGCGATTTTTGATGAAAGTATCCAACTCGCTGAGCTGCTGAGAGGTCATCTCAGGCACAGACACGCCAAATCTTACATTGACGCCCCGATTCTCCAACGCATCGGCAATTTTTTCATCAACCCGCGCGTCCACATAGACCTTGATTCGGTCCATCAACATGGCATTTATCCGGCTATCCAATCTCATGGGAACCACCCCAGTAAATATTCGAATGCCAACATCGAGCTAATAATCGCAGGCAACCGCACATAGCCGTTCTCGCCTTTCAACCAGAACATTAAGCCGAGATAGAACACCAATACTGCAATATATTTGTATAATGATGACAACATTAAATCACCTCGGTGCCAGGAATCCCCGTTTCGGCGATGCCGCTCTGAGCGCTTTCTCTACGCGGATGGCCTCTTCTACAAAATCCAAGTCGTAGTTGCTCCACTCTTGGATGCATTTCCAATCAATATCGCAGCGGCGCGGCACGGTGATTTCCCTCCAGAATCGTTGAAGCTGGGGAGCTTCGTGCACTCCCCATGAGATGCTACGTGGATCTACTCCCCCGGAAAGACCAAGGAATCCCCTCTCCTCCGATCGCCCGGTTCCGGGTCATGGGGGACCTCACCACGATTTATGCTGACAGCAGACTAGAATAGGGACATGGGCAGACCTTTGCGCCTGCCCTTTCCACTGCACCTGTATGCTTCCACACATACAATGCATCAATGCAGAAGTACGACTCGGGCGTTTTGAGCCTATGTTGATTATTGCCCGAAACTCATCCAGCCCGCTCGAATTTCGGCCACGCCTCTGCACCGAACAATATGGTGTTTTGAGATATATGCATTATGGTTCACCCTTAAACGGGAGCTGCCTGGTATTGGTTTTGCCGCCCCCGGCAGGCGGCTGAGTGTAGCCCTCTTGTGGCGCTTCTTCCGCAGTCATCGGGCCGGGAGAAGGAGCCCTCTTTGGCCGTTGAAGACCAGAGGGCAGCGCCAGGCCAATAAGGCGGTGCATGGGGTGATTAGGAGCGGCAAGCCCCGCCGGTGGTATATCAATGAGCCAGAAGACAAAAAGAAGATAGCAGGGCCTCGCCGATCACTCATGGAGTGACTGTGATGCGTGATGTTTCCTGAACCGGAAAACTTCGTCCGGTTCATCGGTGTCATACAGATAGGGAAAATTTGGATGAGAAAATACCTTCCGATACGGCTTTTTGCGTTTGGTGAGAAGGGACATAAGGGATACTACCGTGCTCTGAGTCGTTTCTGCATATACGAAGGTCTCCCATCGATCAACCGTTGATATACAATGGGATAACCGCTAGGATCGACCTTTTTTATGTGGGCCAAAAGCTCATTAATGATCGCATCCTTTTTGTTAACACTCTCTTTGAGCTTTTGAACAAGAAAATTGGCTCTCGCATCCTCTTCCGTTTCCTTAAACAGATCATCCAAGATGTTGAATTTTGGATCGAGACTTTTGATATTTTCAAGCAGCTCGGGGGAGGCCATGAACCATTCGCCTTTCATTCTAAATCGGCGAAACTCGTACTGTAATTTAGCTTCAAGATGGAAATGTGATTTGTGGATCAAGAAACCGATAAGCATCAAAGGCATGGGCGAGCCAGTTGATAAGCTCTTCATCCTCTTGTCGATATCATAAGTGCTGCCTATTTTAATGGCGGGGATCTTTGATCTAAACTCCTCATCCTCAAAAGTTATGAAATATACGTATCCAGGTTTCATTTTTTCGCACCTCTTGGTTGTGCTCTTGGAATTCAGAACTGGAAGGGAGTCCAAGAAATCTCCTTTTCCCCCCGTCGGGGTATCCAGCCAGTTATTATAGTAAATTAAAGTATATAAAATTGTCGAGCTACCTCAAAATCCTCTGACCACAGCAATTGCAAAAACATGGGATATCGGGGGTTTTGATTATTTGCCCACAGTGATTACATCGGATAATACTGTCCGCATCCTCTGGATCGAATATTTCCAATGCCCATGTCTTGTGGTGTTTTATTTTTTTTGATTTGGGTAAAGGATCACGAATGCGTGGGGAAGTCTTGACTTCCAGACCGCAGTGGGGGCATGTACGATAGTTTCCGGTGAGTCTATTACAGACAGGACAAATCCAGTCAACCTGGATTGGTCTGCCTTCTTTGGGTTGCAGCATGAGTGGTATCCAACCACCCGATGTCCTTTCCCCCGGAAAAGTCGACGCGCCGGAACTATGGCCAGCGAGTCCACCCTGTTCGGATGCTTGCTCTGACACTAGCAATTTCTATCACTCCACCATTATAAATTATACGCGACTGTATAAAACGCTTTATTTAAAAGAGTTTTATATGGTTCGCTTCCACCCGACGGATATGGGCCTCTTTCCCGAACTTGTGCGACAGACTGATACCTTCTCAACGAGTCCAAGCTCTTCCATCGCAGTTAAGACGGTGCGAACGCTGCCCTCCGAACGTTCGAGTTTGTTGCAGAGTTCCCTCATACTCTGTGGTTCATCCTTCAAAGCTTTCCGAAATTCAAGCATGATTTTATGACTTACCATAGATTAACAAACCTCCCATAACACCTCATGCGATCGCCCTCCAGATCTTACCAAGCCCCACCCGTCGCGATTCGACCAGCCCGAACCGCTCCAGGCCCCTGATAGAATACCTGCAGGCGGCACTACTGGAACCAATGCCCGCCGCGACCGTCTTCGCCGTCGCGCCCTCTGGATGCTGACGCAAGTACTCCATGATGCAATCTTGCAGGTGACTCAAGCGCTCCACTCCTTCGCTATTATCTCGCTCTGCCCCATCAGGCCACCTCCCACAACACCTTATGCCCCACATGTTTTGCTCGCACCAACCCGAATCGCCGGAGCCCATCCATAGCATGATAGAGAGTCGTCGGGTTTGATCCCACCCCGCCCGCAATCTCGGTGTATGTCTTGCCGGGATTGGATTTCAAAAAATCGAGAATGCGGTCTTGCAGATAGCTCAAGCGCTCCACCCCCTCGCTATTATCTCTCTCTGCCCCATCAAGCGGCCTCCATCAGCTTATCGTATTCTGCCTGGAGCTCCTGTTCCCTCTGTTTTAGAATACCAATGACCACCCGGATAGATTCGAGTTCGCGTTCTGGCCCCACCGAAAGACCGCATCCGTCCAGAGCGCCACCGAGCTTGACGCTGCGAAGAGCCGTGAACTCCCCGCTGAGATCGAGTCGTGCCCCCTCGACGTTTTGGAACTCTTCTGGCGGAGTTCGTTTCACCTCTTCGATGGGATATCCTGTGAGACTCGGATTCGATTCCCTATCCTTGCCGTCCGGTAGCCCTATGATGATGTCCATTTCGAATTTTTTTTCGCTCATCCCAAAATCCTCCTCGCGCGTTCTGTCAATTCCCATATCCCTCTCCTCGCTGCCCCGTTCTTGCGGACGGTCCCTACCTGCCGGATGAGGCCCCTATCCTTCCAGTAGCGGACCAGACCACCGGACACGGCTGGAAGGTGGTCCTGGAAGACGAACGAATCCTCTTTCGGCAAGGCATCCAGGTCTTCCTTATGCCTGATCGGGCCGCGGCTCATCTTCCACTCCACGAAGCGATGGTATCAGACACAACTTTTGTGGACTCTGGGAATCCTATGCAATACCGCAATGCGAGATACTCGACCTCCCCGATGTATCTGGGTATCATTTTTATATCCATACAGATTTTCGTGTATTCGAAAACCGCGTCTCGGATTTCTTCATCAGAGAACGGGGATTCGCGGTCCACGATCCACCGTTCGATCAATTTTATGTCATCATCGCTAACACCAGCGAGCGACAACTGGAACCTGAACATTTTCGGTTTCATTCGATCACCGCAGCCTCCAGGCTTCTTGGACGGTGTCGCCCAATGCCCACAGAAAAAACACCATGAATGGAATAAGATATATTAAAACGGCGCAGAAGATCCAACGTGTTGTGTCTGTGCCATAAAAATGCCCCGACAATATAAACGGTGCAATTAACACTACCAGTGTCGCCGCGCCAAGACAAACTCGTTTTGCGTTCTGTAATATACTCACCAGAGCGTCCCCCTGAAATCGTTGAAGATCCTGCTCGTGATCTCGATATCCTCCGCGCAATGTGCCCTTATGCTTTCCAGGTCGCCGCCTTCCCACATCTTAGCTATATCGCAGCCGTTGGTTTGCTTTCCAGATCCATACAGGAACCAGTGAAGCTCGCTGAGCGAACAAGCGGACACGTCCGTCTGCCATTTTCCCCCCAGGACATCAAAAAGGTCGCATATCCTTTGAGATCTCCGGTCAGGAAGGTAGAGCTTGATACCGTATTTGGCGGCCCTCAGCCTGATGAGTGGGATATCAAAATTTTTGATATTGAATCCCACCAATGTGGCCGTTCTGTGCTCATTCAGGAGGTCAGCAAATTCCCCAAGTATCTCCTCTTCCTCGCCCATGATGACCTTCCGGTAGCCGCCCAGGTCGTAGCCTATGGCCACCACC